TTCAACGGTTGAAAGTGATCCGCGATGCCCTGACGCCGCTTTGTGATAACGTCTATCACTATTGGCGACCGAAGATGCAAGCCCCATATATTTTGTGGCAAGAGACATCCGAGGGGTCGAGCTTTGACGCGGACAATAAGAAAGCAGAACAGGCGATATCCGGAACGGTGGATCTGTATTCCAAGACGGAATATGATCCACTTTTTGATTCCATCCAAGAGGCCCTTCAAGGTATTGAGGGTCTGACGTGGATCTTTGAGGATGCCACGTTTGAGGATGAGACCGGATTGATTCATCATTCCTGGGAGTGGACGATCGCATGAGCAGGGTCAAGGTTGATATTGGTGGTGGAATAGATCAATTCATCGGCGAACTCGACACGCTCGGCATGGATGTCGAGGAAATGTCTCGCCGTGCGATCTATGAGGGCGCGAATATCCTCGCAGATGCCATCAGGAAGAATCTTGAAGCTCTTCACGTCGGTGAAAAGGGCTCCAATATACGTCTGACGGAATACGAGAAGAAAGGAATGCTTGAAGGTCTCGGCGTCGCCAAGATGCAACAGCGCGGGCAGATCATAGATACCAAAATCGGTATGCATGGTTATAACAGCCACAAGACGAAGAAATATCCGAACGGTCAACCCAACGCCATGATTGCGAGATCCGTTGAAAAAGGAACTTCATTCCGTAAGCCGCAGCCATTTATCAAGCCTGCGGTTGATTCATACAAAACCAAAGCAGAAAGCGCAATGAGCGCAGAGTTTGACCGGCAGATCAGCCGGCGAATCCAATAAGGAGGATAAAAAAATGAGTAAAATCACCACTTATGCGGCTGCGGGGCGTGTGACCACAGGATTTTCCAAGCCCTATGTTGCAAAGTATAACGTGAGCGGCGACGTCGTCACCTTCTCGGATGCGATGGTGCTTGCGCGTGGTGTCAGCGTCGAGATTGCCCCGGATGAAAGCTCCGACAATAACTTTTACGCCGACAACCAGCTTGCCGAGAGTGCCGCTGGCACGTTCACGGGCGGCACGATCACGCTGACCGTTGACGGACTCCATGAGGATGCCGAGAAATTCATCATGGGCAATCCTGATCGTGGTGCTGACGATTGGATCAGCGTCGGCGATAGTCAGAACATCCCGAACGTGGCGACCGCCTACATCGTGCGGTATATGTGCGGTGCGGTCACGATGTATCGCCCGGAGATCATCGTCAAGACCAAGTACAACCAGGTGGGAACCACCGCCAACACGCAGGGTGAGGACATCGATTGGCAGACGCAGGAGCTGACCGGTGTCATCATGCGCGGTGATGATGCCAATCATAACTGGAAGCTCCTCGGCAACGATTGGAGCACCGAGCAGGAAGCACTTACCGAGCTTCTTGCAAAGATCGGTCAGTAATCAGAAACAACACTTTCGAGGGGCGGTCTTCGGATCGCTCCTCTTTTTTCAAAGGGGGTAAGGGATGAACATCAGGAATCGTGAAAGGAAATTTCTTTTGACCGTTCGAGGGCGTGACGAAATTGCGAGGTTATGCCCGAATGAAGATCTATCGAAGATCGCGGATGTGTTCCGTAATTCCACACAGACAGACGCAATGAGAAAACTGATCTTGGTCATGAACCGCGATTATGAGGATTACACGCGGTATCACGACAATTCCTATGAGGTCGATTATTTGACCGACGAGGACATTCAGATGCTCACGATGGATGAGTTTCGCACGTTACAGGATGAAGCGTCAAACGCTTTCCTTGAGGGAATGGGGATCACGGTCGATGTTGAGGAACCGAAAGGAAAAAAAACAAGAAAAGCCAAGGGTCAAAGCTGAACTTGACATGGATTCTGTTCTATGGGCGGATGCTTGGCATGGCGAAACAAGAGATCCTTCTTACGAGATACGGGGAAATGATCGACATGATCGCTTGCTATGCCATTTACAACGGGAACGCGAAAGAGAAGCACGCAAAGCGGAAATGGAAATATGAGGACGCTATTGCGTTGAATTGAGGATAAAAGATGCAATCAATAGGCGCGAAAGTTTATATTGATGGCGTTGGGGAGTTTAAGAATGACCTCTCCACAATGACGCAAGCCACGAAGACCTTCAAGGCTGAACTGGATGCGATCAATAAGGCTGATCTGAATCCTTTTGAAAAGGCATCGCTCTCGAAGTCTGCTCTGTCGAAAGAAATTGAAGCACAGGAGCAGAAGATCACACTCCTGAACGAGAAACTTGACAAAACCTCCGAAAAGTACGGTGAGAATTCCGTTCAGGCGATGAAGGTCACAGAGCAGATCGAAAAAGCAAATGCTGCTCTGGACTTGATGAAGAAACAGCTTGATGACATCAAGAATCCGATGCAGATCATCGGCGATGAGATGCAAAAGGCCGGCGACAAGATGGAGAAGGCAGGTCAGAACATCTCCCGCGTCGGTGATACCATCTCAAAGGTTTCGATTCCTGTCGCGACAGGGTTGGCGGCGTCCGCGAAGAATGCCATTGATTTTGAGTCAGCAATGACCGGAGTCCAAAAGACGGTTGATGAGACGGATACAACCACGTATGAAGACTTGGCAAAAGCCATCAAGGACATGGCAGGGCAGACGGGTGTCGCCAAGGAAGAGATTGCCGGCGTCATGGAGAATGCCGGTCAGTTGGGTGTCGGTGCGGACGATATCATCGAATTCACCCGCACGATGGTTGATTTGGGCGTTTCGACGAATCTGACCGCCGAGGAAGCCAGCTCCGCGATTGCGAAGTTTGCGAACGTTACGAAGATGCCCTTGTCGAATGTCGGACAGTTGGGCGCGGCTCTTGTTGACCTTGGCAACAATTACGCCACCACCGAAGCCGATGTCATGGAAATGGCACAGAGGTTGTCCGGTGCAGGTGCGCAGATCGGTTTGACGCAGGGTGAAATACTTGGCTTTGCTACTGCCCTATCTTCTGTCGGTATTGAGGCGGAAATGGGCGGATCGGCATTCTCCAAAGCCATGATCAAGATGCAGGTTGCGGCGGAAACCGGTTGGGATCAGGTAATCGATCTGACGAAGAAAACCGGATATTCGCTCCGCGATTTGGAGCTGATGAGCTCGAATGATTCCAAGGCGTTCAAGACGCTTGCTGATTCTCTTGGAATGACGCAAAGCGAGATGAAAGCAACCATCACGGCGGGAAAGAATCTCGAAGATTTTGCCGATGTTGCCGGGATGAAAACCGAGGATTTCGTTGAGTTATATCGCAAAGATGCCCCTGCCGCTCTTCAGGCGTTCATACAGGGTCTTGGTGATACGGAATCAAAAGGAGAGTCCACCATCACCATGTTACAGGAGATGGGATTCACCGAGGTACGTTTTCGCGATACCTTAACACGTTTGGCAAATTCAAGCGACCTTGTGACCGATGCGGTTGCCCGTGGAAATCAGGCATGGGAAGAGAACGCCGCACTTGAAGAGGAAGCGGGAAAGAGATACGAAACAACAGAGAGTCAGCTTGCCGCATTAAAAGAGCGCGTGGGCACTCTTGCGATCGAAGTTGGTGAGCGTCTTCTTCCGTATGTGGATAAATTCATCGATTTTGCTGACCGTCTTATTGAAAAATGGGATGGATTGAGCGACGGAACCAAGGACATGATCACCAACGCTGCGTTATTCATCGCGGCTGTTGGGCCTGTTCTGTCAATCGGTGGGCGAATTATAACCGGAATCGGAACCATCATCAGCGGCGCGGGTCAATTGGTGAGTCTGATTGGCGGAATTTCGGGTGCCGTGAGCGGTTTGTCCGGTATTGGCTCGGCTGTTGTGAGCGGAATCGGAGCGATCACGGGTGCGGGTGGCATCGGTGGTCTAATTTCTGCTATCGGTGGCGGAGCGTCAGGCCTGATCGGAGCAATCGGCGGTCTGATTACGGCAGCAGCACCCTTCCTGATCGGCGGGGCTATCATTGCCGGTATTGCGTTCGGCGTGTATGAGATCATCAAACATTGGGATGAAATCAAGGAAGCCGCAGGAAAATTAAAGGATTGGTTGAGTGAAAAGTGGGATAACATCAAGGAAGCCACACAAAAAGCATGGGAGAACATGAAGCGCGATGTTGCGGATTCATGGGAGAACATGAGACGCGAGACCAAGGAAAAAGCCGAAGCGATTGGAACCAAGATCCGAACCACATGGGATGATGTCACCACCAAGACCAAGAACGCATGGAATGAAGTCAAGACGGCGGTCGGGAATGCCGCAAAAGATATGATCGACAATATTTCCGGTGCGGCTCGGAACATTTGGGACACCATTTCAGGAACATTCAGCAGCATTGTTGATAACGCTTGGAACTGGGGGTCAAACGTGATCAACTCTCTCGGTGATGGTCTCAATTCCGCGTGGGGGTGGGTTGAGTCAAGTGTTGGCGGAATGGGGAACTTCATTTCTAATACGCTCGGCAATCTTGCAAGCAATGCCTGGAACTGGGGTCGTGACATGGTGAGCAACATCGCTGACGGGATGAGTTCAAAGATCAATTTGGTGAAGAACGGCGCGAAGAGTGTGGCGGATAAGATTGCCAGTTACCTTCATTTCAGCTTGCCTGATGAGGGGCCGCTTGCACATCTCGACACCTTCATGCCTGATATGCTCAAGGAATTGGCAGGTGGTATCTATGACAATTTGGGTATCATCGAAAAGGCATCCGACGTGTTAGCAGGTGCTATCATGCCGAACACAGAAGGTGTGATTGCGACGAACAACACGAATTCGACCACGATCAACAATGGCGGGGCAACGATTAACGTGTACGGTGCGACAGGTCAGAACGTCAACGAACTGGCTGATATTGTCATGCGGAAATTAACCATTCAGGTCAACAGACAGGCGGCGATTTATGGGTAATTATTTTAGGTTTGGGAATGTGAATAGTGCCGATTATGGCGTATGGATTTCCGGGAGCGGTACGTTCAACAAACCTGCGCGGAGAGTTGAAAAGATTTCCGTTCCCGGTCGGAATGGTGATCTGACGATCGATGATGGCGTATTTGAGAACGTGTCGGTCACATACCCTGCGTTCATCTCAAGGGGATTTGAGAACAGATATCACGATTTCATTGCGGCTATGATGTCACAGACGGGATATCAGAAGTTGCAAGATACCTATGATTCGGATCACTTTCGGATGGGTCTGTTTGCCGAGGAACAGGAACCGGAGGTTGGAACGCTCAACAGGACGGGCAAGTTTGAATTGACGTTCAATTGTATGCCGCAGAGGTTTCTTGTCGAAGGTGACAGATGGATGGATATCGGTCTTGGCCCGTATTATGGTTTGCATCTCAATAATCCGACAGGATATACGGCTGTTCCAGTTTTCAGAACGGTGGGAGCTGGATTATTTGACGTATCAACGAATAACAATCTATTATCCGGTCTTGTATGGGGGGTCACCGTCAGCAATCCGTCATCAGGATCATTGCCGGCATATATTGACATTGATTCCGATATGGAAGAATGCTACACGCTCCTAAATGCTGGGGAATGGAACGAACGATATCAGTATTGGAATAACGTCGTGTCGATCACTAATGCATTGGGTAGTCCGTGGGCATTTCCGATTCTGTATAAAGGTGAGGAATCCATCATTTCTGTGAGTGGAAACTTCACATCATTACAGATAAAGCCGAGATGGTGGGAATTATAGAATGAAACCAAGGATCTTTTCATCAAGTGAATGGCGGTTTGAGGGCTTGGGGCTTGGTAGTTTGCCCGATGCGATCTCTTGCACTGTGACGGAAGATCTGTGCGGCAGAGATTGGCGTGGTGGTGAATATGCCCTTGAGATGGAATACCCGATCACCGGACACAATTATGACCTGCTTGTTGAGGAGCGGATCATCTGTGTAAAGCCGTCAGAGAATGCGACAGAATGGCAGCCGTTTCGGATCTATGCCATATCGCGTCCGATCGGTGGCGTTGTGACCGTAAAGGCTGACCATATCTCCCGCCAGTTGAAAAAAGTCACGATGCAAGAATTTTCGATGTTCGGCGAGTTGAGCGACACCATGACGTATATCACGAACACCTGTGTTCCGAATGCACATTTTGTGTTCCAAAAGATCGGAAACGATTACATCAGTACGTATGGATGTAAAACACCGAAGAATGTGTTTGACCTGCTTTGCGGACAGGAGTCCATCCTGGATCAGTATTCGTCAACATATCCCGAATGCTACACATGGGATAAATGGAATGTAAAGCTCGGCACGCGGGGAAGTGATCGCGGGGTCACGATCACCTATGGAATAAACATGACCGGAATTGAAAAGGCATCCGACATGACCAACACGATCACAGGGTATATGCCGTATTGGGAAGATGATCAGAAGGTGGTCAGACGGTTGTCATCTCTTGGATTTTATGACGATGTTGTTCTGTCGGACAATTATACGGATTATGCTTACAAGATGATTGAACCGCTTGACGTCGGAAGCATTTACAACGACCACAAAGAGGATCCAGCCGCCACGCTTGCACAGTTGATTCAAGACTATGCTTATGAGCAATTGACAAAGGTGAGCATTCTGCCGGCGACAATCGATGTTGATTTTGTATCGTTGAACGCGACAGATCAATATAAATCCCTGATGGAATCGCGCATGATTCGTCTTGGTGACACCGTGAAAGTCAGATATGACGCTTTGGGGATTAACGAAAAGCAGAGAGTCATCAAGACGGTGTTCAATGTGTTGGCGAATCGTTATGAGTCTATCGAAATCGGCACGAAACAGATTGACCTTGCTGGGGTCATCGCAAAGATTGCGAAAAGGAGTAAATGATGGTCACACAGAAATATAAGTTGGATATGATACCGAACGGGCAGATTCTGAACGTTCACGCAAGCCAGTATGATCAGGGGCGTGTGATCACGTTCGATCTCTTCAAGGGAACGGAACAATTCATCATTCCTGGTGGGTCAACGGCACTTATCACGGGCACAAAGCCTGACAAAAGAGGATTTTCTCTTCCCGCAACAATCGCGTCGGGTACGGATCCACATGAGGTGAACGTCACTCTCACGCAGAATATGTGCGCAGTTCCTGGTCAGACAATCTGTGAGATCAGATTGCTTCGTGGGGATGTGAACATCGGAACGGCAAACTTCATTCTGTTGGTTGAACGTGCCGGCCTTGCGGATGATGTTGATATCTCCGAGACGGAACTACCCGCATATATTGACGCCGCACAGAGCGCAGCAGAACAGGCGGCACAGAGCGCGACAGAAGCGGCGGGAAGTGCGACAGCGGCGGCAGGTAGTGCAACGTCTGCAAGCGGGTCGGCTACTGCGGCGGCGGGATCTGCTACGAATGCCGCGAATAGCGCACAGGCTGCGGCGGCATCGGTGGCACAAGGAACACAGGTCAGATTTTACATATCAAACGGTCATCTGTTTGTTGTGCAGACCATCGGTGGTGTTGAGCAACAGCCACAAGACCTTGGTGAGGTTGGCGGCGGAACTTCATTCACAGAAGAGACCAATGTTCCGATTAGATCAAGTATCTCGGTCATTGGAAGTCTCCCGCTCTCCGTGTATTATGCGCGGATGCACAGATACGGGCGTGACACTTATCTTGAAATATGCTTAAAAACCACAGCCGAATGGACGTTTACCTCTTCATCGTTTGGTGTGGTTCAGATCACGGATTCAGACGGAAAATTGACGCCGTTTTGGTTGGATTCACAGCATCAATGCGTGTATCAATGCGGGTGTGCGTCCTTTAATGGTGCCCCGTTGTTTATCGCGAGAATGTTCTATTGGGATGCCACACATTCAACGGTGGTATTGGAGCCGAGCGAAGGCAAGACCGTATCAGCGAATGCGGAAATATATCTGTCGCTGCACTTTACTAACAAATATGATGAATAAGGAGGCCAACAATGACGCGAGGAACTACACCGTCATACGTCATCACGTTTGAGGAGGAATTGGATTTCTCCGCCGTGGATTTTTGGACGGTCACGCTGAAACAGTTTCCGACAGAGGTCAATATAGATGATCCCTATGTGGATATGGAAGCAAAGTCTCTGACCGTCACGCTGACACAGGAGCAGACGCTTCAATTTCGGAACGGCAAAGCGGAGCTTCAGGTCAGGGGAGTCTTTGCGAATGGTACCGCGTTTGCATCAAACATCGGTTTTGTGCCGGTTTGCCCGGTACTGGATGAGAGGGTGTTGGAATGAATCCGGTGAGAATTACTTTGGCTATCCAAGAGAACACGCACAATGTGACCTTGGGATTTTCGGAGTACATCGGCGGCGGCGGGATGTTGCCGTGGTATGACGGAGAATATACGGTTACACCGAGGAAGGTGCAACAGACTCTTGCGACAGACAATAAAAGCATGAGAGATGATGTGGTTGTTGAAGAGATTTTCCGGGCGGATGTGCCCAATGAAACAGGCGGTTATACGGTAACCATTGGCTATGAATAGGAGGAAATGAGACATGGCAAACAGCAAGGTTATTTTTGGCAATGAGGTTCTGATCGATCTGACACAGGACACCGTCACGGCAGCAGATATTTTGACGGGGAAGACCGCACATGACAAGAGCGGTGCAATCATCACGGGGACGTGTGACTATGACGCGGACACGTCCGATGCGGATGCGACGGCGGCGGAGATCCTGGCTACCAAGACGGCGTATGTGAACGGGGCGAAGGTGACCGGCTCCATGCCGAATCGTGGCGGTGTAAGCGGTGTGATTTCCGATGTCTCAACTCCCTATGCGATTCAGAACGGGTATCATGACGGCTCCGGAACGGTTGCAATCGATTCGACCGAAGCGGCGAAGATCATTCCGTCGAATATCAAGGACGGCGTGCAGATGCTCGGTGTGACGGGTACATATACCGGCGAGGGTGTTACGGCGGAAGCCATCAGCGCAACACCGTATACGACGCAGAAGGTGTATCTGCCCGGTGCGGGGTATGACTATATCTCACAGGTGACAGTTGATGCCATCACGGACAACAGGGTGCTTGATCCCGTGAGCGGAGGTTATATTGTGACGATTGGAGCGGTTGATCCTAACGTATAAGGGGTGAAAGATGGGAAATTCGAAGATTATTTTGGGCAACGAAACGCTGATTGATCTGACGAGTGATACTGTGACGCCTGATACTTTGCTTGCGGGTACTACTGCGCACGATCGGAGCGGGAATCAGATTGTTGGCACGGTGACAGTTCCCGATACGTTGGATGATCTGACGGATGTATCTATCACCAGCGCGGCAGATGGGCAGGTGTTGGTCTATAAAGCCACAACGCAGAAGTGGGAGAACGGCACAGGCGGTACGGATGTTCCGCTTTCGGTCGTCAATGGTGAGGTCTGTATCACATACGAAACAACGTAAAGGAGGGAATTATGGCACAGGTAACGGAACCGATCGCACTCGATAGCACTTTACAGGATGTCGTCACACAGTTGACGCAGATCAACGCCAAAACGGGGTATGCGGTGCAGACAACAACCACGGATCCCGGAGAGGGTTCAACGCTTGCGACAAATAGTTTGCTGGTAGTGGTGGAGGAATAAAGAATGGCGACGGTTAAAAAGATATACGTCGGCAATACCGAGGGGAAAGCAAAAAAGATTTATCCGCAGTATGTTCCGCGCACCATGACGGCCCGGTTCAATCTGTCTGATTCTAATCCTGCCACATGGGGCGAATATCTCGACGACGCCGCTAATATGACCGCAGGTGATAGCGCATGGGATGAGTTTTTCGGTCACTATCCCGCGATGATTAAGGACGGGTCTATCGTTGGAGAGCTTGACCCATCCGAGGGATATGCGAAGTATATCGACGGAACTGCCGCAGACATTACAAGCGGAGCTGACGGGGATGTGATGATTGTCTTTCCTCGGCGGGATTTAAGGATTTGGCAGGATAACGGGTATCTTTATGTATCGATGACGGGCGTACTCGGCAAGGCAAATTATAACCATTATGCGCATAAGTATAAAGGTAATGATTGCGATTGGTTCGCTCTCGGCAGGTACAAGGGTTATTATGACGGGTCAAAACTGCGGTCGTTAAGTGGGAAGACGCCAACAGCATCACAGACGATTGGGACGTTTAGGACATACGCGCAGGCGGGCGGCACAGGCTATGAGCAAAGTGCATTTTTCCAGCTTACGTATCGTCAGGCGATGTATATGCTGAAATATCTAGGCCAGAACGCACAGAACGCCGTGGGGCGTGGTTTTGTAGATGGTAATAGTGCGGCACATATCACGGGTGGTACGAATGCACTCGGTATGGACTATGGCGAAACGACGGGAAAAGTACAATGTTCTTTATTTGGCGTCGAGGATTTTTGGGGTAGTATTAATGAATACATAGATGGCATCTATTCTAATTCAAGTCGGCAATTATCTGCGGCAGATGGTAATTATAACGATACTGGAAGTGGGTATAATACAATATCATCTGCGACTGCATCATCTAACTGGGATGGATATCCACGATACCCCGTAGGTACATCAGAAGGAGGTTTTGCACCTCTTGTTAGTAATACCAATAAAGGCTCGGGTTCAACATATTTCTGTGATGGCGCGAGTGTGAATGCAGATCGGTTGGCTTTTTTCGGTGGTAATTGGTCTGATGCTTCTGCTGCGGGGGTATTTACTCTTAATGTGAGTCGATCGGCATCGATTTCTAGTGCGACTGTTAGCTCTCGCCTAATGTATATTCACACAGCTTAAAAGGAGGGGAAAAATGAAAACCTATATCGGAGTAAATAACCTCTCCAAAGAGGCAAAGAAAATCTATATTGGTTACAACAACGAAGCGGTGGAGTTGCCGATTACAGCACAGCCAAAGCCGATTTACGGTGCCGTATGGGACGGGTCAGCGGACACGTTTTGGACGCGCACGGATAATTCTGTTGGTTGGATTGATCCGAGTCCGTACTACGCAGGAATGAGTGGAACACCGTCAAGCCCGTGTGATGACATCATGCCGTGGTCAGGAATGGTTAAGAGCGAGGATGCGAGCGCAGGGACGGTCGTTGCCATTCCAAAATTCTATTACAAGATGGGGCACGCATCCGGCACGACGGGATTAAAAATCCAGATCGCCCCCGCATCCAACGGGGCAGACTGGGCGACAGCCAACGGGTTTAAGGTGTCACCTGCCCACATGGACAGGGGCGATGGAAAGGGCGAACGTGAGATCGTGTATGTCGGCCGGTATCATTGCGCGGCGTCAACTTACAAGAGCACAACGGGCGTATTGCCACAGGTAAATATCACCAGAGCGACCGCCAGGACAAGCATCCATGCGCTGGGGTCAAACATCTGGCAAATGGATTTCGCAACGCTCGTCACGCTCTGGATGCTCTACCTGGTGGAATATGCCGATTGGGATTCACAGGAGAAGTTGGGTGGTGGCTGTTCTGCTACCACGGCAACATCCAGCGCGGCCTACACTATGGGATCGACGGACTCCATGCCATATCACAGCGGCACAGTATCTTCCAGTATATCAGCGACTGTTTATGGCGCTAATCAATACAGAAACATAGAGAATCTTTGGGGGAATTGCTGCGACTGGATTGATGGCGTGTACTTTGACGCAGCTAATATCTATTCTATTATAAATCCGGCGAATTTCTCCGACACGGAAAACGGTACACTCGTCGGGACGCGGCCGACATCGGGCGATTTTATCTCGGCGTTCGGTATTTCTGCGGTCAGCGGGTTTGAATGGCTCTTATATCCGTCAGCCATCAGCGGATCGTCTACGACATATATTTGCGACTATTGCGGCTACAGCGCTTCCAGCGTTGTGCTGCGCGTGGGCGGTTTCTACAGCCAGGGCCGGAGCTACGGGTTGTTTTACTTTGGCGGCAACTACGCTGCTTCGGGCTCGAGCGCGAACATCGGATCACGATTGATGATCTTACCATAAAAGGAGGATAAAAATATGAACTGGTACACATCAGAATCAACGATCAGACCGAAGGAGCTGGAGCTTGACATATCTCCTACAACGGTCTATTTCCGCCGGAACATCCGCGAGGAACAGCGCGAGGATGAGGACGGGACAAAGTACACGATGTTCGTCTACGAGGAGGCGACACTCCCCAAAACGGAGTATGCCGCGCACCTTGCCGCACAGAATCAGGCCAACATCGATTTTATGGCTATGGAGCTCGACGTCGATCTCGATCAGTAAAGGAGGACAAAGCAATGGATCATTCACCGAAGTATGACAAGGTCAAGGGGTATTATGACGCGGGATTGTGGTCTGTCTCCCGCGTGCGTCAGGCGGTAGTCAAGGGATGGATCACGGCGGAGGAATTTACGGAGATCACAGGCGAGCCATACGAGGAATAAGCCATGCCCGATATCGAATATGTGACAAAAGAATTGCACGACGAGAGCATCCGCCGTATTGACGATGAGAATGACCGTCAAAATGCCCGCCTATCTGCATTGGAGCAGGGTCTGAAAGAGGTCAACAAGATCACCGTCAGCATCGAGCGCCTGACGGCAAATATCGAAACCATGACGGATGAGATAAAAAAGCAAGGGACGAGACTCGACGCAATCGAGGAAAAGCCCGCGAAACGATGGGACACCGTTATTAGCGGCATCATCTCCGGGGTGATCGGGATCCTCATAGGCTTACTTTCGGCAGGGATCATCAAGTAAAATGCCGGGAAATGACATTTTGGATGCCGATTTTGCGAAAAAATCGCAAAATGGAGGATTAAAATGCGCAAATTAAACGGTCTCGACAAATATGTGATATTTTCCATCTCCGTTCTGATCATTTTCACCATTGCGGAAATGGTGGTGTCGTTTTGGACGGGCGTTCATGACACGCTGACAACGGCGATTTTCGCGACGTTCGGCGGGGAAATCCTCGCTTGTGCGTTGATTAAGATTTTCAAGTTAAGGGGAACCGATGACAACACTCTTGCAGATCCTCGCATTGATTGCCCTGATATACAATGCGGGGGTGACGATATGGCTGATAGTCATGATTATCAAGTGGGCGATTGAAGACATAAGGAGGTAAATGATGAGAACCAAGCTCATGTCACGAAAGTTTTGGATTTCTGTCGCCGCATTCCTGGGATCTATCGCGGCATCCATCGCAGGTATCACCACGGGCGAAAAGTGGATAACCATCACGGGCATTGTGTGCGGAATGTTGTCAGCCGGAATCTATGCTGCCGCCGAGGCCTACACGGACGGAACGCGAAACGTAACAACGCATAATTACACCATGCCCGAAGATGAAAAAAGCAATGAACAGGAATAATTTTTTCATCTTCATTGCTGTTGTTTGGCTCTTGTTTATTGCGTTTTTAATCCGTGTTTATGCCACTTGTGCCCCGCATTTTTAAGGTGATACCATGAAAACATCTGAAAGAACATTAAAAAAAATCAAAGAATTTGAGGGATGCCGTCTCAAAGCCTACAAGCCCGTGTCGGCGGAAAAATACTGGACGATTGGCGTGGGGCATTATGGCCCCGACGTCACCGAGGGAATGACCATCACGGAGAATCAGGCGATGGAGCTCTTGCGGCGTGACATCATGCGTTTTGAGGACTATGTCACCGCGACGGGTCTCACGCTCACGCAAAACCAATTTGACGCACTTGTTTCGTTCACGTTCAATTGTGGCCCCGGAAACCTCGCCAAGTTGATTCGCGGGCGGGATTACCGCCAGATCGCGGACGCGATGCTCCTATACAACAAGGGAGCAAACAAGCAGGTTCTCAAGGGGCTTGTGAAGCGGCGCGAATGGGAGCGGAATCTGTTCCTGTCCGGTGGCACTCCGATCGTTGGCAATCCATACCCTGTTCCGTCGAAATATGTCCGTCTCGGCAGCAGGGGAGACGGCGCGAAATGGGTGCAATATGAACTCAACCGTCACGGTCACAATCTGAAAATTGACGGCATCATCGGCCCCAAGAGTGACAATGCCATTCGTGCATTTCAGCTTGAGCATGACCTCAAGCCCGATGGTGTGGTGGGGCCTTTGACAATTGCGGCTCTCAAATCATAGGTCGTTGCGGGGTCTCCTTTCCCCGTTTCGATAGTCCCTCTGGGCGGCGAGTTTGCGCGGCATTCCCGTCGCCCTGCCCCTTATTCATTTTGTTAATTGGGGTATGTGTTCGCGGACATATACTTGAGGGGGCTGGTACGATTCCGGCTCCCTTATATCATTTCGATTATTTCCCAACGATAAACCATAGATTATGACACGCGTGTCATGTCATACTTTGAGTCATACTTTCGCCTAACCGCATAGGCAAATCCTTATTTCATGCGGGTTTGAAAGATGGCTATTTTATTGGTCTTGCGGGGTGTCAAACCGCACAACCACGCGGATTTCAGCCATTTTTTGATGGGTTCGATTCCCGTCGGGGTCATCGCCTCTCTCCCGCATGAATACTAGCGGAGAGGGGCGTTTCCTTTTTCTTGAGTCATCTTTTGCGTCATACTTTTTTGAGAAGGGTGTCGAAGTGATCTGACATCGCTGACGCGAATCTGTCCGCCTCGGATGTGATGATATTCTGATAGACGGATTTCATGACGTGAGATCCAGGTCGCCATCCTCCCATAGATTCCGTGTAGGTGTCCGGGATTCCGAGGACGGCGGCAATGGATGCGAAGTAATGACGGAGGTCGTGAAAGCGGATGGGGATTCCGAGTTTATCCCGGAGACGCCCAAAACATTCCGTGATGGTGTCCGGGGTGATCGGCACAACACGGTCAGACGGATCACCTTGACCGATAAGGTCAACCACGGCAGCAGGTAGGCGGACAAAGCGATCGGAGTCCGAGGTTTTCGGCGTTTCCTTGAGATACCATCCACGGACACCGCGCACAAGATCGGCGTGAACGTGGGCGATGCTTCCGTCAATGTCTCCGTAAGTCAATGCGCATATCTCCCCGCGTCGCATGGATGTAAAAGCTGACAGGGCGATGGCTTTTTGCAGGTTTGGCGGCGCGGATTCATAGAGCCGTCGAATTTGGTCGGAATTTGCGCTTGTGGGGCGTTTTTTCTGTTTGGTCGGTAGTTTTATCCTCCAAGAGATTTCGGGCGCGTACAGAGCCACAGACGCGGTCAGAAGACCATATATGTTTGAGACGGTTTTGGGCGATACCTGGGCGGCAAGATCCGAAACGAAGGTCTGAACGTCCGCAGATGATAATCGTCTTATTTTTCTTGATGCAATCGGTGCATAATATCGGTTTTGGAGTGCGACATATCCCCGCAAGGTGGATTGTGAAAGCACTCCCGTCTTGGCTCGGATATATCCGTCAATGGCATCCGCCACCGTCAAATCACATCGTTCAACACGATCCGCACTCCCCGACCATTTCGCGGCTGCCTGTTCCGCCTCCTGTTTCGTCGGTGCGGAGAATGATCTGTAATGCTTTTTCCCTTCCGCGTCCGTGTGCGAGTAGGCGCGAACACGCCACATTCCGGATGAGGTCTTTTTAGCGGTCGGCATCGGTCAGATCCTCCAATTTGAGCATATAAGCGATCATTCGACGGGTGCGGTCATCGGAATTGCGATATGCGTCAATAATCTTGCGCTCCTGATTCGTCATTCCGTCGCTCTCCGTCCATCCCATTAGATAAGATGGGGAACATTCCAAGGCATCAGCGTATTGTTGAATCCGCGTTGTTGTCAGATCCTCTTTCCCATTTTCCACCGTGCAGACGGACGCCCTGCTCTTGTTTCCGAGCCGTGCGGCTAATTCCTCTTGCGTCAATCCCAAGTCAATTCGGCGGAGTCTGATCCGGAGACCGAGCTTTTTCTGTTGGATGTCTTTATCCATGCCCCTCACCTCCTTGTAAATCAATGATACAACAAAATTTTAATTTTTGTCAATTTATGGGTTGACACATAAAACGCGTCGTGGTACTATCGTTTGTGTTAGGTCATCCGCTAACACAAAATCTTGAGGGAAGGAGGAAAAACGAAATGGTCAAAACCACAAACATTTCAACGGATCTGTTGGATGAGTCCATAAATCAGAGCGGATTGAAGGTCGGTTTCATTGTCGACAAGCTGGGAATTTCCCGTCAGGCGTTTGACCGCAAGCGGAAGGGGGAAATCGCTTTCCGTCAATCCGAGGTTTATGTTCTTTGCGATCTGTTGAAACTGGACGCATCGAAGGGAAAGGAAATTTTTTTCCCCGAAATGTTAGGCGATAAGCAAACATGATGACATCCGCACTCAAACCCTACATGAACCGCGCAGGGATCAAGTCAAACCGTGAACTCGCATCCTTGACCGGAATCAAACACGCCACCGTTGATAACATAGCAAAGCATCCAACGACGGCGCGAGGATATCAGATCAGGGAGATCGCGGGGGCTTGTGGGATGAGTGCGGCGGAAGTGGTCGAAGTGTTCACGAGGGGGTGATTGAAGTTGGGAATGAAAGCACTCGACGAGTTGGAATTACCACCGCTGACCGTCGAGAATGCGGATGATGGCGGGTTGGAAGAACTGAAAGCGTCAATCATCGAAAACGGATGTCGGGAGTATTTGAGCGCATACAGAGCATGGAGACTCGCAGAAAACGAACAACAGAAAATCATCGCGAGGTCATGGCTCTACCATCATGAAGTGTTTTTCCGGTCGGCATGGTTCGCCACATTAATCGGTGAGGAAGACATTGACGGCGAGTCATTGATGCGGAGATTGCGTCGGCATCCGCCGAGAAAATACCTTCTCCCGACAGAAAAACAGGCAATGGAAGAAGACATTGAGAACCAGGTCGAGGAAGGTAGAAGGGTGGGAGTTTACATCGATGCCGAAACGATCGAACGAAGAATTGTCACGGGGGATTACATCGGACGGACACCGTCAGCGGAATATCTTGAAAAGCTCAAGTCACGGCGGAAACACGAACACGATGTAATCAAAGCAAGGTACAAAGCGAGGGAACAGGGGCATGGCTGATATTAAGGTAGCAAAAGCAATCGCAAGGAACGCATACAAGGAGATAAACGTCTCCCGGCAGCAGTTGGCAGAAATGAACGTGTGGGATGCCATCGAGAAGTTGGGATTCGCACAGGCGGCCTTGAAGGATATCTTGCGGGAGCTGGGAGAAGAACAGGAGGGAGAAGATGAATGATGTACTGTTTTCCGCATTTCTCACGCTTGTTGGTGTTCTTTGTGGTATTAAAGCGGCAATCGGCGGAATCACGCTTGATTGGGCGGAGTGTGTACTGGTTGTTGGCGTGGTTCTTATCACGCTGGGTGTTAAGGGATTATTCAAAGGAGGGAACGATCATGAATTTTGAGAAGCTCAAGGAAGAATTTCGGCAATCCGTGGCACGGATGAACGTCGCCGTCGATCACAACGATCGCAACACCAATCTGATCGAATATGGACGTTTGGACGTGTTGTCGAAGATCCTACACGAGATGGGTCACACGGTAGAGGGAAGTGTGGTTCCGGTGGAATCCAATATGCACAGGGTCATCTATATGACCATCGACGGCAAGAGTCTCGGAAACTTTGTAGGGAACGTCAAGAACAGTTTCTATGTGTTCTCCCCGGAAGCGGAAAAGGAGACCGAGAAGACCGAGAAGACAGACGAAACCGAGGAAAAGGATTGAGCCGCACGACGGCAATCGTGACGGCCCAAGGTAGGATAGACATCCTCTGCAATTCATATCCTACCACGAATCGGGGGAGGTTTCAACGTGAACAAATTTGAACTGATTCAACAGATGAATCTCAAACAATTAGCCAATTTCCTGTGCGATCAGCACGAATGCGAGGATTGTCCGAAAAAATATCTCTGCAATGCGAAGGATCACATGAAATGTGGATGGACGAACTTCCTTGAGCGTGAGGTCAACAACGGAGACAGGATCTCCGCAGGGATGCCATTCGTGTGGTCGGAAGAGGAAATCAATGCAGGGAAATTGGTTCTCTATGATGAAGGAGAGGAGATTGAATAATGGCAAAGAAAGATGAAATTTTAATAGAGATTAAACCTATCGATATCAAGTATGTTCCGGTCAGGATCGTCGGAGATTCCCCGCTTATCGTTCACGCATGGAGCGATAAGGCAAAGAAGATGATGCTCGACACACAGATGGGCGTCACGAAGACAAAGGCCAGGGAACTTAAGAATCCCGTCGACGATTTCATCAATTCCCTTTACTGGCTGACGGAGAAACCGGAGGAAGGCACGGAGAAGGCGTTTCTCGCGGCGGTCAAGAAAGGCGCGAAGTGGGGATTCCCTGTCGGAGCGATCAAAATGGCGGCGAATTCTGCCGCATATCGCCTGAAGTGGGTTAAGAATCAGATGGAATTACGCGGATCGTATTTCCTCAAGTCTGATTTTGGCGACATGGCAGAGATCAAGGGAAGTACACCGGAAATGCGCGAGGACATGGTTCGCGTCGGTATGGGGAGTGCTGATCTCCGATACAGAGGTGAATTCAAAAATTGGTCGATGGATCTGACTCTTGAATATAACGCATCAGGCGGAATGAGCATCGAGCAGATTCTGAACTGTATCAACGCAGGCGGCTATTGTTGCGGAATCGGTGAGTGGAGACCGGAGAAGGACGGAAACAACGGACGATTCCACATCGAAACTACATAAGGCAGGCTAGGCGAGCCAAGGCTTGTCGTCGTCAGTCATGTCGCGGTGCTTCAAGGCTTGGCATGGCAGGCGAGCCAGGGCGGGGCGACGTCGGTTGAGGTCTGTTCGGGCATGGTAAGGCAGGCGCGGTAGGTAGAGGCATGTTTCGGTTGGGTTTTACTGGGTTAGGCGGGTCACGTCAAGGCAAGGCATGGCAGGCAAGGCGTGACGCGGTGTGGTCTGTTGAGCAGAGGCGGGTCATGTCCGGGTTAGGTTTGGCAGGCAAGGCGGGTTTTGGTTCGGTATGCCTAGGTAACAAGAAGGAGGTTCAATCATGATTTACAAATGGAGCATTGGATTATACGAAAGCGTTGACGCAAACGATGCAGGCGCGGAGCTTGAACGGATTGAGAAGGAAAACGGAGAAATCACGAATCAAGCGGTCGTTGATGCAGCGCGGGATGACGGGAACATTTTGCACGGGCTTTTCGAATGGGATAACAACATCGCAGGCGAAAAGTGGAGACTTACACAGGCACGGAATATCATCGCGGCGTTGGTTGTTGTACCGGAGAAAGAAAAGGATTATGACAAACGTGCGTTTGTGAACATCACAAGCAATCCGGAGAATCCGAAGAATTCGCCCAGGTACATCAACTATGAGACCGCAATGACGGACGCAGAATTGCGGGGGATCCTTTTGGATAACGCCAAACAGGAATTGATTCGGTTCAAGTCAAAGTACAAGAAGTTGACAGAGTTGGCGAAGGTATTCGCCGCAATTGAAGAATTAGAGGGGACAAAGGGATGATAACAAGCGAAGCATTAAAACAGGCCAACAGTCAGTTGGCATCGATAGATTTCAAGGGCAAGGGATATGTTCAGGTCAATGAGCGTGTCAAGGCGTTTCGTGATATCTGCCCGTGCGGAAGGATATCCACGGATATCATCGACCTGACCGATGGAGTTGTCACCATGAAGTCAACTATCACGGATGATCAGGGGAGCGTTCTCGCGACAGGTTACGCACAGGAGAAGGAATCATCATCCTACATCAACAAGACGTCGTTCATTGAGAATTGCGAAACGTCAGCGGTCGGACGTGCGCTCGGTTTCGCAGGTATAGGGATTGACGGTTCGATGGCATCGGCTGACGAACTTGCGAACGCTCTCAACAATCAGGGCGTCAAGAAGATCGGCAAGAAGGAGCAGACCATTCTTGAGAACATGTGCAAGAAAAAGGGGTTGGATCCGAAGGAAGTCTTTCCGGGCGGCATGGATCTTACCGATGAACAGTACACGGCAGCAGTCAAGAAATTGAGTGAGAGACCTGACAAATGACAGGCACAGGGGAACAGATCATCTCCTATCTTTACGGGGCAGACAGGGGCAAATTGTGGGATCTGACCGAGCATAGGGAGCGGCGGAGTTTAGATAGCAATTCATATTTTCACGTTTTGTGTGACAAGCTCCGCCAAAAGCTCGGCATTTCGATGGCAAGGTGCAAAAACCATCTAATCGCTGATTACGGTCAGATTGAGTATATCGACGACGAACCGCTTATCTATAAGACCAACGCTCCTGAAGACAGGATGATGGAACTGGAAACGACACACACGAAATGCGTAAAGGTCGGCGAGGAAAACGGTCACAGAGTTTACTTCTATCGAGTGTACCGAGGGAGCCACACATACAACACCGCTGAAATGGCAAGGCTGATAGACGGAACTATCGAGGAATGCAAGCAACAGGGGATTGAGACCGCAACACCTGACCAATTGCGACAGATGGCGGCACTATGGGAGAGGAAAAATGCACAGAAGGACGAAGGCATGCAGCATAACACCGAAGGTCAGAGAGACAGTCGAGAGACGGGATGACGGTTTGTGCATCTTCTGCCACAGGCCAGGAAGGGGCGAAGCGCATTTTATCAGCAGAGCGCACGGTGGTCTCGGAGTAGAGGAAAACATTCTGACGGTGTGCAGACCTTGCCACGACAGATTGGATAATTCTCAAGCGCGTCCGCTAATGAAGACGGTCGCGGAAAAATATTTGCGATCGCACTATCCGGACTGGGATCCGGAGCGGTTGATTTATCACAAGTAATACCCTTTTGGGGAATGTCTCACGAACTTACCTCTTAAGGATCCGAAACGCTAACCAAGGTTGCCCCGGTTGATCCCAGGCGACCGGGGAGAAAGGAGAGCGAATGCTAAACAGTAGAGCAAAGGGTGTGCGCGGAGAGCTTCAGGTTGCACACATGTTTCAGGAATACGGATATGACGCACAGAGGGGATATCAGCATGACGGGATGTTGGGTCATGCAGATGTCGAGGGTGTTCCGTACATTTGGATTGAGTGCAAGTGGAACGAAGACCTTGACGTCACCAAGGCAATCAAACAGGCCGAGCGTGATAGTGACGCATACATGCGGAAGACGGGAAAGGATGTTTTTCCGGTGGTGATCAGGAAGAAAAGCCGCAAGCCGTGGATGGCAACAATGAGACTCGGCGACATGGCGGAGTTATTCACGGGAGGAGGCCCATTCCTGACGGATGCTCCGGGAGACGGGTTGGTTCACATGCTTTTTGAAGACTGGATCAAGGTCTATTGCATGTATGAGCAATGGAGGTCGGAGCATGATTGAGGAATTCATTCCCGCAGGGTATCAGAACAGAGTCTCAAGGGCATATCTCCATGAGGTACTACACATCACAGACAGGGAGATCAGGAGTCAGATTGCAGATGCCGGGGAGCGTGGGGTTCTGATCGCGTCCTATGGCGGAGGATATTTCAGGAGAGAGTCTGCTGCCGATGATCCGTATATCGAGGCATACATTGCACTTGAGAGAAAGAGATTCACAACACAGAGTCACAAGCTGAAGTTATTACGCAAGGCGATGAAGGGAAAGGATGAGATTCCCGGTCAGATGAGTTTCAAGTGGTGAGGTGAGAAGATGGCAAGAAAAACGTGCATAATCTATGACTCCTGGGGAGTGATCATCCGCAATTTGGAGACCGAAAAGGCTGGCGAGATCGCCAAGGCGATTTGTGGCTATGTGTTCGCGGATGAGAGACCGTCTTTTGAGGATCCTTCCCTGTCTGCTATCTTCTCCATGATGAAGCAGAAACTTGACGATGACGGCATTGCATATCAGGAGAAGGTCGAGAGAGCAAAGGAGAACCGAAAGAAGTACCTTCTTAATAAAAAGGGTTTAGATATCGTCACGACATCAACACGAAGTCATGATGAAGTCGACATGAAGTCATCACGAAGTCATGATGAAGTCAGGAGTGTATCTGTATCTGATTCTGTATCTGTATCTGATAATGTATCTGTATCTGTATCTGTATCTGATTCTGTATCTGATAAAGATAAAGATAATAATAATAATATAGTGCGCTATCGCGCATTCACACCACCAACACTCGCAGAGGTTCAGGATTATTGTCGAGAGCGAGGAAACAAGGTGGATCCCCAACACTTTATAGACTTTTACGAATCCAAAGGTTGGATGATCGGAAAAAACAAAATGAAGAATTGGAAGGCGTCCGTCCGTACATGGGAGCGTTCTGAGAAAGAACGAAAAGAGAAAAAGACGAGCGTACTTGACGAATGGGCGGCAGCAGGTATGGAGGTTATGAATGGACGCACAGGAAACAACTAAAATCCTTATGGCAATACAGACCTTATGGGGGAACTTTCATGTTCCTGACAAGTCGGCGGCGGTTCAGATATGGGCGGAATACCTGGGCGACCTCTCCTATCAGCAGGTAAGCCAAGCAATCAGGGAATTCGCACAGACTGACACGAAGGGTTTCCCGCCAACGGTCGGACAGATCAGGGCGATTGTTGTCGGACAGACTAGCGAGGAAATCGGCGAAGGCGAAGCGTGGAATCTTGTCTATAACGCACTCCAAAACGGGTATTACGGAGCCGAGGAAGAATTCAACAAGCTGCCTGAAGACGTCAGACGGGCACTCGGCGGGGCGTCACAGTTGAGACAATGGGCGGTCATGGATATCGACAGTATTTCCGTCGCGGAGAGCAATTTCAAAAGGTCATACAGAGCGGTCGTTGAGTCAAGACAGAAATATGAGCGGCTATGCGCTAATGACAGACCGAAAATCGGTGTTGCTCCGGTGGCAATGATCGAGACCAAGGAAGAAGAACCGCAGACCGAGAGAGCAAGCAACGAATATATCGACCGATTGCTTGAGAAATGGAGGACGGATGATCCAAAAGGGGCGAGACCTTGAAGACTGGGAAAAGGTCGATGTCTATGACGCCATCCTGAAGCAGACTCTCAAATGGACGAATTGTCCGCTTCAGGAGGTGGACGCAAGGAACTATCAGGGCAGGTGTGGGCGAATTGGATGGGATGTCAGGAACATTCTCTATCACACCGGGGCCATCGTAAAGGATGAGCCTGAAAAATGGATTTGACTCCCCATCATTTGACGGCGTGGGGATCAGATAAAGCCAATAATTGAAAACGCGAACAATTTGCGGCACACGTAAAGCCTATATCGTGTATGAATGATCAAACCAAAAGTACCATGTAACTATTAACCGAGCCGTCAGCCGACCACAAGCCAGCACGCTCCGCGATTTATGAGCCGAAGGAACACACGCGGATGGAGTGATTACAAGACCGAATTGGGTCAGAGTGCATGACCGGGGCGTGCGGGGTGGAGGCGGTAAAGGGGGAAAGCATGATTTATCAAACAATGGGCGATCGCATCAAGCTTGCTCTTGAAATGCGAAACATGAAACAAAAAGAACTCGCCAAGCGTGTCGGCATGACCGAGGTGACGATTTCAAGATATATCACAGGAGATAGGGAGCCGAAAGCGGATGCAATTATTGCAATATGTAACGCGTTATGCGTGTCTGCTGATTGGTTGTTGGGAATGACGCGAAAGGAGACATCATGACCATCTACCGCATCGAAACAACAATAATCCCGCAGACCATCGAGGGTCGGAAGTTTGCGGATGAATACGAGGAACGGTTGCGCAACCAGGGCGCGTTCTATGCCAAAAATAAGGACGCGGAAACCATCGATATTACGGCGCGTTATCAATTCAATCTGAAGGAGGAAAGCGATCCCGATGGTTCGCAAGGTTCGGAAATGGGTTCGCAAGGTTCGGAAAGTGAGGATAAAAATGGATGAAGTATGGAAAGATGTTGTCGAATATGAGGGATTATATCAAGTAAGCAATAACGGTGTAATAAAAAGGATTCCACATTATTCGGTAACGAAAAATGGAGTAAAAAAACATTTTGATGAAAGGGTGTTGTCCCCAATTGAGAATTTTCGAGGGTATTATAAGGTCAGTTTATCAAAAAATGGAATAACAAGACAATGGTTTGTTCACCGTATAGTCGCAATGGCTTTTCTTCCTAATCTAAATAATTACGCACAAGTCAATCACAAGGATGAAAATAAAAAGAACAATAATCCTAATAATTTAGAGTGGTGCGACAATGTATATAACTGCAAATACGGGAACAAAATGGAACGACAAGCAGAATCTATGCGAAAGCATTTCGCTGAATTAAAAAAAGAACCCATATCAATGCTTATGGTGTCAGAACAAGCAAGGATGCTTCGTGAGTATGCCCAAACGCAGCATGGACACGGACGGGTTTTATGTTATAGGTCGGCAAATATGTTGGAAAATATTTTTGCAGATAGAATGGGGGAACAATCATGAACGAACAGAATCAAGACATCAAAGCCGATGCAGGCAAGCTCCGTCTGACCCTTGTTCCGCGTGAGATCATCAGAGCCATTGCACGTGCTCGAATGTACGGTCTCAAGAAGTACGGCGATTCCGAAAGTTGGCGCGATGTCTCCGTTGAACGTTACCGTGACGCACTATTCCGTCACCTTCTCGCATATTTAGATGACCCACACGGCACGGATGAGGAAAGCGGACTCCTTCACTTGGATCACCTTGCGTTCAATGTAGCGGTTCTTTGCGAACTCGACAAACCGGAGGACTCCTGATCATGGGCGTTTGTCTCACTCTTGAGGGAGGTCTCTACACTATCGCCGTCATGGCATTCCTGGCTATTATCGCGTTTATTTGGTATGGAGGGCACAGATGAATAAAATTCGATACAAAAGACCATCCAAACGGAGCAAGAACTTCGTTCCGCCGGCATTATGGGATCACGCAATTTCCTTCTGCCGCTGCTATCCTCTTTGGATCGCGGAACTATCCGTTTGCGACACATCCCGCACGATCACAAATTATGAGGATCGCGTCAACGTTCAGACGTCAGGCGATTACAATCCCGTCGAAGAACTGGCGATTCGTCGGGCGGAGCTTCAGCGCAAGATTGATATTGTGGAAGACGCCGCAAAACTGATCACCGAAAGTGAGCCGCTTCAAAAATACATCATCATGGGTGTCACACATCAATTATCTTTCGAAACGCTTGCGGGTCAAGGGATTCCATGCGGTAGGCGGCAATACTACGAGTATAGACGCGCCATGATTTATTTTGTTTCTCAAAAAATATAAATGGGTCACTTTTGTTCCCTGGTATAGATTTATAATGTTATCGTCAAAATTTATGAACAGGCGGCGCGTTTATTCGTGCCGCTTTTGTTATGGGGGAATGATGGCACAGGTCACAGCAGAATGGAAAAAAGGATTCCCGCGAACACCGGGATATTATCATTGTCGCGTTGAAGGTGGCGAGGTTGATCTCCTGATGAAACGATGCGAACTGACGGGGAAATGTCATTGGGTATACAAGGACGGGTCATACATCACCGAAGAGGTTGAATACCTTGGCGCAAGGAAGCCGTGATCCATTCTATGAATCCGAACGATGGCGGAAGAAACGGGCGTTGATCCTGAAGCGTGACGGTTATCAAGACATCGTTGCGCGAGATTTCCGGGGGGTTATCCAACAGGCGGACATAGTTCATCACATTTTTCCACGGGAGGATTACCCATGCTATGAATGGTGCAATTGGAATCTGATCAGCGTATCAACAAGAACTCACCGTGAGTTGCACCAACAATTCACAGGCGGATTGACAAAATTGGGTCGGGTATTGATGAAACAGGCGGCACTTGAACAGGGTATCAAACTTGACGGAAAGATCCTCGTGATCGGTCTTCCCGGAAGCGGGAAAACAACCTACGTCCAACGACACCTGGATGGTGGCATCGCTTACGACCTTGATTACCTCTCCGCAGCGTTCCGCTTGACGAACGCACACGCAGAGAACCATCAATCAGCCATCAAGCTAGCCAATGACCTTTTACCTGCTTTCGCTGATCGTGCTCAAGACTATTGCTCAAAGGTCTTCATTATTCGATCAGCCCCAACGGTGGATGAGGTGGTGGAGGTGGCACCGGACAGGATCGTTGTCTGCTCTGGTCGTCATGACATCAGCAATCGAAAAGACCACAGAAAATTATTGGGGAAGGCCGAGGATGCCCTGCGTGACCGCATCGATGCCGTCGTCGAGTGGGCACAGGCGAACGGAGTGCCGGTCGAGGGTGACCCCGCCCCCACGTAAGGGGTGGGGAGGGTTCGTCGTTCGC